AAGTTAATTTAAGGTTTCTACCAGTTTCTAACCATTTAGTTCCATTGTATCTAAAAGTAAATAGATCACCAAGAGAAGCAGTAGTTGTAAGTGTAGGTGCTGTGTCAGAAGCAAATTCATAAGCTGAGTTCCAAGTTAATGTTCTTGAACCAGTACCATCTTGAATAACAAGTAATGAAATAAATTGTCCAGTAGCCCCATTTGTTGGTGCAGATAAAGTTCTGTTTCCACCAAGAGTTACTTTAGCAACTTGTGCTACTGATGAATCCCAAGTGATAGTCGCACCATCTGTAAGTGTAGCTTCTGGGAAATAAGCACTATCATTAAATTTAATTAATCCAGTACCTTTAGTAGTTATGCTTAATCCAATATTTGTATCTCCACCAGTAACTGATAAATCTGGTGAGTTGCCTGTTGCAGAATTTGTAATTGATATTTCATTTACTGCTGATGCTGTTTTTACGAACTTGATATATTCATTTCCTGAATCATCTGCGATTGCTTTAGCAGTTGGTAATCTGATGTCTTGTGTAGAATTAATTGAAGAATCTGTAAGTGTTAAAACTGTTCCTGTTGCAGTAGTAGATAGACCAGTAATTGATACTGTTGAATCTAACCAATTTACTGTGTTAGCAGAATGGTCAATAGTTGCTAAAGATATATCATCTGCACCATCATAATATTTTAATGTAGGTGTAGTTGGAGAAGTTGTATCTAACCAAAGCTGACCAGCTACTGCACCAGTTGGTCTTGATGTTCCTGAATTTGTTGTTTGAATTGCTGATAACGCATTATTAAGATCGCTTCTAAAAGCTGGGAAACCTTGATTCGCTACATTATAATCGTGTTGTGCCATAATCTACCTAATATCTTAGTTAATAACCTTTTGCAATATAATCAAAAGTTTTACTTATTCCAGTACCACCACTATTTTTAAAAGCCAAATCAAAACCATTTATAGTTTTGTTGCTCAATAAAAAGAAATCGCCAGTAGCTAATCCTTGTGCAGTAATACCAACAGCATAGTTAACAGAATAAAATGGATTTGTAAATGTTACTGTGTAAGTACCAGCACCAGAACTAATATCATTTCCACTAAATATTCTATCTGGCATATCAATACTTACTGATAAAGTACTAATAACTGGAGTAGATGCTAAGTCAAATGATCTTAAAGTTACTCTAAATTTATAATATCTAGCTGTATAATCGCCAACAACAAAGTTTCTAAATGTAGTATAAGTTATATTGTCATTAGATAAAGCAATCTCAATATGTGCATTACAATTAGCAGGAGTATCTCCGTCAAAGTTAGATTGTGCGTCATCAAAATCTCCAGTTCTTGCATCAAACAAATCATCTAAATTATCTGATGTTTGTGTAATAGAAGCAGTTACTCTTGAAGTATAAACTGCACCTATATCTATTGGAGTTGAGAATAAATAAGTTCCTTCAGAATATAAGTCATAAGAAGATACACCAGAATCAAAGAATGAAGTTCCTGAATCAAAATCGCCTATTGCAGAATCAAATAATTCTGATGAATCTAATCTTAATGTACCATCAGAAACTATTACGTTAGTTTTAGTTCCTGAAAATGTAGGAGATTCTGTTTGTGTTGCAACAGCATTGTAGTTTCCTATTGCTGATACGTTTGTTTCAATAATTGTTTCATTAGATGAATAGTTACCATTTTTATCTACTGCTTTAATTAAGTATGAACCTACTCTTGCTGGAACTGTTACTGAAGTAGCTGGTCTTGCAACCTTTTCAACTAAAGAAACTGAGTTAGCCCAAGAAGCACCAGTTGTTAATGTAGAATATCTAATTTGATAATGTGCTAAATCTAAGTCTGCAATTTGTTGCCAAGATAAATGTGCATCTCCACCAATAATATTACAAGAGAAATCTGTTACATCAGAAGGTGGTGCAATTCCACCAACGATAGTTCTTGTTGCAGATGTATATGTAGAACCAACTCCCAAAGTATTAAATGCTTTTACTCTTACATTATAAGTAAATCCATCTTTAACATTTAGTATTCTTTGAGTTAAACCAGAACCTTGTCCAGCAATAATATAATCTGTTTCTGTACTTAGTTTATATTCTACTTGGTAGTAATCTACAAAGCTATCTGGTGATGCACCTATTGTTACATCTAAAGCAGTAATAACAACTCCGTCTGAGTATTCAATTAGTTGGTCATCTAGAGTAACTGAAGCTGGTGCTTGAACATTATTTGGATTTGGTAATGTTGTATCAGCTATTGTTGGTGCTTCTGATTTTTCTGACCAAGTATAGAAATTATCTTGATGTTCAATTAATTTTAAAGAAACTGTTGAATCTGTATTTATACTTAATCCATAAATTCTAAATAATTTAGAACTAAATCCACCAGTAGAATAAGTTAAATCAACTAAATCACCTATTGTTAAATTAAGTGCTTCAGAAGTTACCATAACTTCTACAGCTAAAGCATTTCTGGATCTTCTTAATATAATCTCGCATAGTTCCTCTGCTTGATAAGGATTTGTAATTCCTTGAAAAGTAAAATTTCCTTCTAATAAAGTTCCATTATCTTCAGCTAATAATGTTGCGTGTTGATCTCCAACTGGCAAAGATGAATCGTCTGCTGGTGGATAAGTTATAGTATCCTCTTGCCACTCTTTATCAGGATTTACAAATGTTCCTATTACTCTGTTATATTTAGTATTTTTCTTTTCACCAAATATTTTAATTCCACCGATAATATTATCTTTGTTTAAACTTAATTGTGATGAACCAGTATTTTCAATAATTAAGAAATACTTACCTTGTGTATAGGTAAATATTGCTCTCATTGGATTTAATAATTCTCTTACATTGTCTATAACTTTTTGTTCAGTATCTAAAACTATATTTGTTTCAAATAAATCTATATTTGATGGTGCTGAAGTGTATGGTGTTACTTGTGTATCACAAATATTTGCACTTGTTTTAAATGAATCGTAATTTGTTTCAAATGAAGAATTTGGTAAACCTTTTCCATATCTAGAATTTCTTAAATAATCTAAAAGACATAAAGCTGAGTTATTAGAATAAGTCCAAGTAGATGCTGTGTCTTGTCTATGAGAACCAGAACCACCTTTTGTTGAATCTAATCTAGGATCGTAAATTTTTTTACCTTTAAGAACTACTTTTATTTCTGGCAAAGAACTAAAGGCATCTTGATTCCATTTAAATTTAAAAGCTAAATAAGCAACTCCAGATAATTTATGATTAGAACCCCAGTTTGTTGATTCGTCTAATAATGATGAAACTGATTGACTATCTAATCCATAAAATGATTGAACTGATATTAAACTTTCATCTTTATAAAAATTTGTATCTGAACTATCTACTGTTCTTACAGTGCCATCAGTTAATGCACCTGACCAAGTTACTAATTTATCATTAACATAAATTTCATCTATAGATTCAATTCCATTACCACCACCTTCGCAAAGAACACCTGCCATATAAAGATATGTATTATCTGTTCCAGAACTCTCAACAAATACTCTTGCTATACCCACTTGCCTTCTTCCATAAACTACTGGAATGGCAGTATTATTAGATGCTTTATTAACTAAAATACCTTGTGCAGTTTCTTGACCTTGCACATTTCTTTTTGGTGGTTCAGGTTTTAATACCCAAGAAATTGCTGTTGTGACTACAAGTTGAACTACAAATGCTGTTACTGGATCAAAACCCATTATGAAACTCCCTTTTAAATTTCATAGATCTTCTATAAATAACTGAGTTATCAGATATTCTTAACCACTTTAAAGGTTGATCTACCTCTAATAAATTTCTAAAATATTCTTTGGTCCACTTCATAATCTCTCTTAAATGACTTTTAGCAACTGTTTCTATGTGCCAAATATTATTTCCTGATTTCCATTCATTAGCTTTTAATTTTCCAGTTGTCATAAATCTTTTTTCAACTTCATCACTTAAATAAGCCCAGTTAGTAAAACCAACAACTTCACCATTAACTTTGTGTAGTTGGTATTGTTCTAAATTAAAAGAAGGTAATATTGCATTTACTAAATCTTGGTATTTCATTTTATCGTATCTTGGGAACTGCCTATACAGATGTATAATTTTATATAAATCAGTTATGCTTTGCCCCATTTAATATCCTTTGCTGTTTGTGAAGCATAATCAAATCCAACATCAGTTGGAAAGTGTAACGCTTGTGAATTAGTATTAGTTTTTCTTCCTTTAATTTTATCAAAATCTGCCCAATGTGAAGCAATAGAAATTGAAACAGTTGAATTATTGTTATCTTCCTCAATGCTTAAGTTTTCAATTCTTCCATCAAATAATAAAAATGGGTAATTAATTAATGCTTGGTTCTCGTCTAGGAAACCTCTATAAACCCAAGCTCTTTTATCCATATAATCATTATTAAGAAATAAAGAGATTATAGTTTGATCTGCACCACCAAATTTTACTACTAAATTACTTACAGATACTTCTGATGATTCTGCCGATTCAGAACTTCCTAAAAATAATGATGATGCGATATAAGTATTTCCATCAAAAGTAATATTTTTATAATGATCTGTATAATAAGTTCCTGTGCTTACTCCTAGATAAACAAGTTCTACTGGATTAAGTTTATTTGTTGCAAGTTCTGTAATTAAATTGGCGTTTAATGATCTAGGCATTACAATA